TATTCAGATCCATATGCTGCCAAGAAGGCGGCTGAAATGAAGAAGTCATATAGTAAGACTATGGCAGATGCCAAGAAGGAATATGAAGCTGCCAAGAAGCCAAAGTTTGCCAAGAACTTCATGAAGATGAAGAACGAAGAAGTGAAGCCCATTGATGAATTGAAATCTGCAACGCTCGGTTCGTATATCAAAAAGGCAGCAGATTCATATGCAGGTGAAGCTCAGTCTGGTACATACCAAAAGGTAGACAAGCGAGAAAGAGGAATTGCAAATGCTACAAACAAGCTTGTTAAGCGTGCAAAGGCTAATGAAGAAGTGGAATCCATTGATGAAATTTCTTCTGAAACTTTGAAGTCGTATCAACGAAAGTCCATGGATCAAGGCACCAGAGTGTTGAAGAAGCAAGAAGCACCTTTGTCAGCAAAAAAATTTGCCAAGCGCGTGAAGGGTATGGCCCGTTCCTCACAAATATTAGACAAGCGTGAACCTCCCAAAAAACTTTATAGAGGTGACAACAAGGGTGGATATCCAAAACAATGGGATGAAAGTACAAAGTTCACCGTTGAAAAGGATTAATCATGGCAAAGATGAGCGAAAAGGATATGGCTCAACGAGAAAAGATTGTGAAGTCCATGAAGAAAAACTTCAAAGATTTTCGCAAACGTTACGGTGCCAATGCAAAAAATGTAATGTATGCCACAGCCACTAAAATGGCAATGAAGGAAGAAACATCCGAAGAAAGAGGTGAATATGATTATGAAGGTGATATGGCAAAATCTTCATTGAAAACAATTATTCGTAATGCACAAGAAATGCATGATATGTTATCTGAAGATACCAATCTTCCTGAATGGGTTCAAGGCAAAATTACCTTAGCAGAAGATTATATTGTATCGGCTGCACAATATATGCAATCAGAATCGGAGTAACAAATGGCCATATCAATACTTAAAAAGACACCCATACATGTTGTAGTTGCCATTACAGGCGCAAATGCATCTGAAACCATTGATTTAGAAACAACACTAGAAACTACAACACAGAATGCCGCAACACCTAAGGCAAATATTAGTGGCATCTATTGGTCAATACCTTCAGGTAACGGAACCGTTTCAAGAAATTCTGTACAACTTTGGGCTATGACAGGTGCACGTGATTTTCAATTTCACGGATTTTCTGATAACAGAGAAAATGGTAGTAACATAGTTGTGACATTACCCGCAGGTGGTGGTACCATTATTCTTGAAATCATGAAGGTCTCAGGATATGGTGATACACAACATCTTAATCAATCAATAGGAGCATAATCATGAGACTCATTGCTGAAATAGTTGAAGATGTTCAAATCATCAACGAAGAAAATTCAAAAAATCTTTTCATTGAAGGTGTGTTTCTTCAAAGTGAAATTGCCAATAAAAATTCACGTATCTATCCCAAGACAGTTATGGAACGCGAAGTAAAGCGTTACATGAAGGAATATGTCGAAGCCAATCGCGCATTTGGTGAACTGGGACATCCTGAAGGTCCAACCATCAATCTTGACCGTGTCTCTCACATGATTGTGTCATTGAAGGAAGATGGAAACAATTATGTTGGTCGTGCAAAAATCATGAACACCCCAATGGGTAATATTGCACGTAACATCATTGAAGGTGGTGGTAAGTTGGGTGTGTCGTCACGCGGATTGGGTTCATTAAAAACCACTTCAGAAGGTATCAACGAAGTTCAAGATGATTTCTATCTTGCAACGGCGGCTGACATTGTGGCTGACCCTTCGGCACCTGATGCTTTCGTACAAGGGATTATGGAAAATAAGGATTGGATGTTTGTAAATGGTTCATGGACATATCAAAATATGGATGAAACTAAGAAGCTGATTGAAAAGACCAATCAACGTCAATTGCAAGAAATGAAGATTCGTGCCTTTGAAACCTTCTTAAATGCCATTTCAAAGAAATAAACTCGTATAAATAATATAAAGTTTTTGAAACAACTACAGGAGATACTAAATGTCAGTAGAAAACAAGATTCGAGAAATGATGGCTAAAAAGCTCGATGAAGCCTTCCCAGGAATGGGTAAGAATTTGGAAACTAAGGCTCCAGCTCAAGGCTCATCACAAACACCAGAAGTTCAAATGATGCACAAGGGCGGTGGCGCAGAAAAGCCATCAAACCCTGTAAATCAATTACAAGCAGGCGCAGGCCCCAAAGAAGCTGCTCCCATGAAGCAAGGTTCATCACAAGATGCTTCAATTGATTTAGAAACTGATGAAAAGAATCAAGGTAAGGCACAAGCATCAAAGAAGGCTAAGATGCCTACTGTTTCACATCAAGGTGCAGGCGCTGCCACTAACTACACAACAGTAGCAGATCCATCATCTGTCATCAACCAAGCATCTTCAAAGGGCAATGTTCACCAAGAAGAAGCTGAAGTAGAAGGCGAAGAAGTCATTTCAGAAGAAGAATACAATGCTCTTTCAGAAGAAGAAAAGGCACAATATTCATTAGTAGAAGAAGGCCCAGAAGAAACTGAAGAAGAAGATGAAACAGCACTTGCCGAAGCCATGGAAAACATGAAGGCTGAATTGGCAAAGGATGTTGAAAATCTTTTTGCATCAGAAGTTGACTTGTCAGAAGAATTCAAGACAAAGGCAGCTTCATTATTCGAAGCCGTCGTAACTGCTCGCGTTGCTCACGAAGTAGAAAAGATGCAAGATGCGCTTGCTGAACAAGCAGCACACACCGTCGTGAACATCCACGAAGAAATGGTTTCAAAGATTGATGCCTATCTCTCATATGTTGCTGAACAATGGTTGGCAAACAATGAAGTTGCAATTGAAACAGGACTTCGTGCAGAAGTCACTGAAGATTTCATTGCAGGCTTGAAGGTGTTGTTCAAGGAACACTACATTGAAGTTCCTGAAGAAAAGTACGATGTTTTAGGCGACATGCAAAATCAAATTGATACATTAACTGCACAAGTTAACGAATCATTGGCAAAGGCAGTTGAACTTAATACAGAGTTGAACGAAGCAAAGCGTGAAGTTGTATTCTCAAAGGCAACAAGTGACTTAGCACAAACTGAAGCTGAAAAACTTCGCGGCTTGATTGAAGAAGTTGAATTTGAAAATGAAGAATTATTTGAACAAAAGATTTCAGTTATTAAAAATAACTACTTCCCCAAGTCAACTGTTTCTTCACCCATCACAGAAGAAGTGGTAGAAACACAAGAAGTATCAGGTACGGTTGCTAAATATGCAGAAATGCTTTCACGCAACACATTTGGAAAATAAAGCTAGTATAAATAATAGTAACGTTTAACAGTAAACAAAAACTCAGGAGAACGTAAATGTTTTTATCAGAATCATTACAAAAGAAGTGGGCTCCAGTTCTAGAACACGGATCCCTACCAGCCATCAAAGACAACTACAAGAAGGCTGTTACTGCCGTTATTCTTGAAAACCAAGAAAAGGCATTGCGCGAAGAAAAGCAAGCATTGTTCGAAGCTGTTCCAGTTAACAACATTGCTGGCTCAGGATCAACCGAAATTGACCGTTACGACCCAATCTTAATTTCATTGGTTCGTCGTTCACTTCCAAACTTGATGGCCTATGACGTAGCCGGCGTACAACCAATGACTGGTCCAACTGGCCTCATCTTCGCCATGAAGTCACGTTATTCAACCCAAGATGGTGCAGAAGCATTATTCAATGAAGCTGATACCGACTTCTCAGGCACAGGCACACACGAAGGTACAAACCCAGTTGATGGCACATACACATACGGCACAGGCTTAACAACAGCAGCAGCTGAAGCTCTAGGCACAGGCGGTATGGCTGGTGACTTCAACGAAATGGCTTTCAGTATCGAAAAGACAACTGTAACAGCCAAGTCACGTGCATTGAAGGCCGAATACACAGTTGAATTAGCACAAGACTTGAAGGCAATTCACGGTCTTGATGCAGAAAGTGAATTATCAAACATTCTTTCACAAGAAATTCTTGCTGAAATGAACCGTGAAGTAATTCGTACTATCTACAAGGTTGCTAAGCCAGGTGCTGCTTCAACAGCAACAGCAGGTACATTCGACCTTGACGTTGACTCAAACGGTCGTTGGTCAGTAGAACGCTTCAAGGGCTTGATGTTCCAAATCGAACGCGATGCAAACGTAATCGCACAAGAAACTCGTCGTGGACGCGGTAACTTCATCGTCTGTTCATCAGACGTTGCAGCAGCTCTTGCCATGACAGGTAAGTTGGATTACACACCTGCTCTTTCAGGCAACGACGGCATCTCAATGGATGACACAGGCAACACATTCGCAGGTACATTGAATGGTCGCTTCAAGGTGTTCATTGATCCATACTCAGCCAACACAAACTCAGCTTCACAATTCGTAGTAGTTGGTTATAAGGGTTCAAATGCATATGACGCAGGTATCTTCTACTGCCCATACGTTCCATTACAAATGGTACGTGCCATTGACCCATCTTCATTCCAACCCAAGATTGGATTCAAGACACGTTACGGCATGATTGCAAATCCATTCGTAACACAAGCCAACGGTACAACTGACGGCGATACATTCACCGCTAACCGTAATCACTACTATCGTCGCTTGAAGGTCACAAACCTTCTATAATCGAAGTAGCAGATGAAACAGGAAAGGGAGAGGCTGAAAAGTCTCTCCCAATCCTTTTGCTATATACTTGTATACTTTCTCAGGAGTAGGGAGTATATAGCTGTTTTATAGTATCATAAATAGTATTATCAATTCATCCCAGACATAGTGAGTTTAACACTCTGTCAAGTGCCAGTCAAGAGAGATAGGTGAAACATGTCAACCGAAATCACAGAAGCAAAATGGACTAATCGTCAACCTGAGGAACTAGATTTTCTACGTCCCAATGGCTTTCGTTTCATGATTCAAAGTCTGCCGAAAGTAACATACTTTTGTCAGGCAGCAAACATCCCGTCCATGAATTTAGGTGTAGCAAAACAACCCACACCATTGATTGATATCCCAAAGCCAGGTGAAAAACTTGACTTCGGTGAACTCACCATTCGTTTCATGATTCAGGAAGACATGGCAAATTACATTGAATTGTACAACTGGATGATTGCTTTAGGTTTCCCAGAGAACCATAAACAATTTCAAAAGAGATTCGCGGATCAAGCATTCCGAACACCTGAAATCAATAACCAAGATGTGGGTACACAACGTAGAACTGACCTACCGGAATATAGTGATGCCACATTAATGGTATTGAATTCCAGTGACCTCCCAATCGTTCGGTTAAACTTCATAGATTGTTTCCCCATCTCGTTATCTGGATTGGATTTCGATGTATCAACAGGAAACACACAATACTTTGTAGGCAACGCCGTCTTTAAATATCGCATGTTCACGGTGGAGTCTTTATTGACTACTTGACAAATGTAGTTGTACTGTGTATGTTACATGATGTATTAACAAGTGAGGTGGTATGAAGTTACAAGAAATACAGGACATGTGGACAGAAGATTGTAAAATTGACCAAACTAATTTAGGGCGTAGTGCCGCCCGTGTTCCTGAACTTCACGCAAAATATCTCAACATGATGTCATCAGTCCGCCTTCAATATCGTAAGGCTGAGGCTGAATACCTTCGTATCCGAAAGTTGAAAGGTAGATATTATCGTGGCGAACTCTCAAAAGAAGAACTTAGTGAATTGGGCTGGGAACAATATCTCAATGCGCGTCCATTAAAAAATGAAATGGATGATGTCATGAATACTGACGATGATGTTATCCGCATGACGGATAAGTTGGAATATTTAAAAACTGTCATGTACCAATTGGAACAAATCATTAAAAGCATCAATAGTAGAACATGGGACATCAAGTCTGCTATTGAATGGTATAAGTTTACGAATGGTGGATTATGAGTGATGTTACCATTAGCAAGAAAGATGAGGTTTATCTTCATGTAGATGCCGATGCATCCATTCTACTTGAAATGAATGACTTCTTCACGTTTGCAGTTCCGGGTGCTCAATTCACACCCCAATATCGTGCAAAACTTTGGGACGGAAAAATTCGTCTACTAAGTTTGTTCACAAAGGAGTTATATGTAGGTCTTGCTCCTTATGTAAAAGAATTTTGTAAGTCAAACAATTATACACTTACAAATCATTTACCTTCATATGCCGAAGATGTTGAACAAGCAAAACAATTCATTGCATCATTGAATTACCATTCAAATGGTAAGCCCGTTGATATTCGTGATTATCAAGAAGATGCTGTACTAGAATCCATTCATCGTGGACGAACACTTCTTCTTTCTCCTACTGCGTCAGGCAAAAGTTTAATCATTTATTCTTTGGTTCGTTGGCATCAGACCCAAGGGCGCCGACAACTTATCATCGTTCCCACAACTTCTTTAGTCGAGCAATTGTATGGTGACTTTGCTGATTATGCTACAGCGTCGGATTGGAAAGTATCTGAAAACTGCACCCGCATTTATTCAGGTAAAGAAAAAGTTACAAACGTTCCTATTGTAATCTCCACGTGGCAGAGCATCTACAAGATGCCGAAAAGTTATTTTGAAAATTTTGATGTGGTATATGGTGATGAGTGCCATTTGTTTAAAGCCAAATCATTATCATCAATTCTACACAAATGCACCAAGGCACCTTTTAAGATAGGTACAACAGGAACATTGGATGGCACCAAGACACATCGTTTAGTATTAGAAGGATTGTTTGGTGCTGTTCATAAAGTAACAACCACAAAGAAGTTAATGGATACACAACAGCTTGCTGATTTAAAGATTCGTTGCTTACAGTTGGATTACAGTGATGAAGAAAAACAGTTGTGTAAGAAGTTCACCTATCAACAAGAATTAGATTGGTTAGTCACACACCCCAAGAGAAATAAATTTATACAAAATTTAGTGCTTGACCAAAAAGGAAATACTCTAGTATTATTCCAATATGTTGAAAAACATGGTGAAGTATTGTTTGATATGCTCTCTGAAAAAGTTGAAAAGGGACGAGAGTTATTCTTTGTACACGGTGGAGTTGAAACTAAAGATAGAGAAGCAGTTCGTGCCATTACAGAAAAATCTGAGAATGCCATTATTCTTGCGTCATATGGAACATTCTCTACGGGGATAAATATTAGAAATCTCCACAACATTGTATTTGCTTCGCCCTCGAAATCTCGTATCAGAAATTTACAAAGTATTGGTCGCGGTCTTCGATTGGGAGAACAAAAAACAAGTTGTAAGTTGTATGATATTGGAGATAACCTCTCATGGAAAACACATAAAAATTATACCCTACTTCATTTAATTGAACGTGTAAAAATTTACAATGAAGAAGGATTCAATTATAAACTATTAACAATACCCTTACATGCATAGTTACAACAAGTATAATGAGGGAACGTATTATAAGATTGTGAAATTGAAAACAGGAGAAACTATACTCTGTACCATGAATCATGATGTTCGGTCGTTGGCATCTGAAACACATTTACAAATGAATGTTCCTGTACAGGTTATCCCTCACCAAGAAACACGACGCAATGGTCAAGTGATAGGCGAAAGTTTTGTTTTGCGTCCATGGATTGGATTAAGTGATAGTGATGAATTTACAATTAGTACTGACATTGTATTAACCATAGGAAGTTTAAAGAAAGAGGTACGTCAACAATATGTCAACTATATTGAACATACCATTGAAACACAAAAGCGCCAAGAAGAACAAATAGAACGTGAAGAAGCAGCAGAAAATTTATTACGTGAAATTACACCCGGTGAGTTATATTTTGTTGATGAACCTTTGAATATGGAAAATAACCATGACGAAAACCAAGAGTAAAACAAACAATCATTACATAGATAATAAAAAGTTTCTACAAGCCTTAATAGATTATAAAGTAGAGGTACGTGAAGCAGAACAGAACAAAGAGGAACGTCCACAAGTTCCAGAATACATAGGCGACTGCTTCATTAAAATTGCCAATCATTTAGCCTATAAAAATAATTTCATTAATTACAGTTTCCGTGAGGATATGATTTTAGATGCCATTGAAAATTGTCTCACATATATGGACAACTTCGATCCCGCGAAATCAAGCAATCCCTTTGCCTACTTCACACAAATTACCTATTATGCCTTTGTGCGAAGAATTCAAAAAGAGAAGAAGCATCTACAAACCAAATATAAGTATATTGCTTCGTTAGATGTGGATAACATCATTCGTCAAGCTCATGACGAAGGCACACATACAAATGAGTTCATTCGGTACTTGCAAAAGCAAGCTGATGCCGCCAACCAAGAATTAAGTGCCGACAAAGAAACGAAAAAGATTACACGTAAACCAAAATATCTACAGGCACTTGATGACGATGTGGTGATTATTGAATCTGAGTATATTGATGTGGAAGAAGTGGATGAATATGATGAGTGAAACTTGACAAATACCTAAATAGTCTGTAGATTGTTATATAACTTTGTGATTGGAGTGTGATATGCGTATTCGTTACTCAGAAATTTTTTATTCATTTCAAGGTGAAGCTGAATTGGCAGGAACGCCTGCCGTTTGGTTACGTTTCTTTGGTTGTAATTTAAATTGTAGTGGATTCGGACAAAAGAATCCCACAGACCCATCTACATATGAATTACCATTCGAAACATTCGATGTGGATTCTGTGAAGCATGTCAATGACCTTCCCGTGTGGAAGTTTGGGTGTGACTCATCCTATTCTTGGTCACAACGTTTCAAGCATCTAGCGCACGATGCATCTCCCGAAGAAATTGCTGACCGTTTAGTTGAAGCCAACAAGAGCGAGCATAACCCACAAGGATTGTTCATTCATCCTGTAACACAACAACCCATCATGCTATGCTTCACGGGCGGCGAACCCATGATGCAACAAAAGGCAATGATGGAAATTCTTCGTGTGTTGCGTGACAGAAATAATGCACCACAACTTGTCACGGTGGAAACAAATGCCACACGCCCCTTGTCAGAAGAATTAAGAAAATTCATGTCATTTGAATTCCCATTCATGGGAAATGGTAAGGCGCGTTGGCATTGGTCAATGAGTCCAAAATTGTTCACGGTATCAGGTGAAGATAATGTGGTGAGTGCAGAACACATTCATGAATATTCACTTGCCAATGCTACATCCATTTTGAAATTTGTGTGTAACGGGACAAAAGAAAATTGGGATGAACTTGACAATCACCTAAATAGAATTAGATTACTATGTGGGAGATACATGCCAGACGTATGGGTGATGCCTGTCGGCGCCACAAAGGATGCTCAAGAGGATCCGTATATTGGTGATTTGTGTATCGAAGCAATGAATCGTGGTTATAAAGTTGCCACACGAAATCATTGTTATGTCTTTGGCAACGTCATTGGGAGATAATATGAAGTCACAACATCGTTTTAACGCATCAGCTATTCGTTCTGCCATGGGCAAGACTGATCCTGAATTGGGATTACAGGTACATAAGCATCTTGTTGCTCAGGGTGTAGAGACACCTTTCATGCAGACGGAAGAATATAGTGACAAGAAGATTAAGAAGATTGAAAAACATTTCACTGAAATCATGACAACTCTAGGTATGGATTTGACTGATGACAGTCTCCAAGATAGTCCTAAGCGTGTTGCCAAGATGTTTGTGAATGAACTATTTTGGGGATTAGATTATGCAGCATTTCCGAAGTGTACTGCCATTGAGAATAAGATGGGGTATGATGAGATGGTTCTTGAAAAGAACATCACGGTGACTTCGGCATGTGAACATCACTTTGTCACTATTTCAGGTGTGGCACATGTTGCCTACATCCCGAAAAATAAGGTGTTGGGGTTGAGCAAGTTGAATCGTGTTGTTGAATATTTCTCACGCCGTCCTCAGGTTCAAGAGCGCCTTGCAGAACAAATTTATCATGCTCTGTCATTCATCCTTGACACGCCTGATGTAGCGGTTGTTATTGACGCCGAACATTTCTGTGTAAAGGCACGAGGTGTTGAGGATCCACATTCCAATACAATCACATCGAAGTTGGGTGGCGGATTCAAGGAGAATCCTGCCCTTCGTTCAGAATTCATGCATCTCATCAAGTAATATCATGTCAAGTGATATCAATGTAATGATTGACTTGGAAACCATGAGTACCGAGTCAAACGCAGCAATCGCCTCTATTGGTGCGGTAAAATTTTCTATCGAAGCAGGTGTGATAGATACATTTTACTGCACGGTAGATGTGGCTGACTGTAAATTACAGGGATTACACATTTCTGCTGATACTGTGAAATGGTGGAGTAAGCAACCCAAGGAAGTATTAGAAATGCTTCGTGAAAATAATGTATCTCTGCGCGAAGCTCTTACAAAGTTTTCTCAATGGTATGGAACAGTACAATATCCTACATGGGGTTGTGGTTCTGATTTTGATAATGTCATTATGGAAAATGCCTATAAGGCAGTAAGTATGGTACGTCCTTGGAACGCCTGGAGAAACAGGTGCTATCGCACAATACGCGAAGTAATTAAATTACCAGAAGCTGAACGAACAGGCACATATCACAATGCACTTGATGATGCGTTACATCAGACACATCATCTACTTAAAATCTTTGGGAGCTAATAATGTTTGAATATGTTGCTTCTGGGTTATCCTTTCTGCGTTGCAACTTTAAGGATACACATACAGGATATCTATTGGGTGAATTGAATAAAATGTGGGGACATATTCGTGGTAAATATGACCACGAATTTTCATTCCTGTATAACGCCTATATTGAAAAGCATTTCGGTGAGGTGTTTTATGGTGCCTATCGTGGTAAAGGTATTAATCAGGTGTATGCCGACTCGGGCGGTCTACAAATTGTCACACAAGGATTGACCATCACGCCGGCATTAAAACAGAAGGTGTACGAGAGTCAAGCCATGTACTCTGATTGCGCCATGAGTTTTGATGAAATTCCTGTGAGCATTATTGGCACAAAGGCGGTACGTTCAGATATTAACAGTAAATATTTTGATAGAAATAAATTTGAATGGTGTGCGCGTGAATCAGGCAGAAATGTGAAGAACCAAATTGACACATTCATCGCCATGAAATCTGATGCCAAGCCCATGTTCATTGTACAAGGCGGTGACCTTGACACATACATCAAATGGTGTGAGTTGGCACTGGAAGAAATTCCTAAGGAATATCATGAACGCATTGGCGGTGTCGCCATGGGTTCAGGTGGTATCGGTAACGGGATGTTTGAAGATTGTAAGCGAGCATTTTATTACACACAAACACCCTTGTTTGAAATGAACAATCATCTCCATTTGTTAGGTATTGGTGCAGTATCACGTATGGTACCTACATTGGCAATGATTGAAAGTGGCTTATACACAAACAAACATATTAGTTATGATAGTACGACCCATACATCGGGTGTACAAATGGGAAGATACTATGGTCCTGATTTCTCTTGGATTACTCCCGGCAAACACTTCATCAATGAAAATGGTCCTCAGTATTCCATTATCAATGCCGACATCAAGAAAAATGTTCCGTTCTATGATGTAACAGATGAAGTATTCCATGAGGTCATGAACATCAGTGTTCGAAAGTATCAGGCAAAAACAAATGATCCTAATCCGCCCATTCTTGCATTTAACGCATACTTCACTTCATCAGTCATTAACTTTCTACGTCACTTAGATACCATGAGAAAGGATTTTTCACAGATTCATACATTGATGAGTGACGATGAATACAATGCCATGATGGCGTTTAGTCGAGTTAAAAACAGAGTGGATTTTGAAAAGTGGGAAAATGAAATGGGACGATATCTCCCAAGTCAAGCTGTTCGTGATGGCATACCTGCAACATTACCTGAGGACTTTTAATCATGATAAAGCGTTACATTGAAGTGACATTTCAGAAAGAAGGTATTCACAAATATCCCGCAGCATTGACTGACCCGAAATTGAAAGATGTAGAATTTTTAGGATATCCTCATAGACACATGTTTCATTTCCGTGTTCGTGTATCGGTGACACATAATGACCGAGACATTGAATTCATCTTATTCAAGCGTGAACTTGAACATCTATATCAAGGCACGTTGCATGTTGATTATAAGAGCTGTGAAATGTTGGCAGAAGATTTAATAGAGTACATTACTAATGTTTATCCGGGCAGAGAAGTTGAAGTAGGTGTGAGTGAAGATGGTGAGAACGGTGCAATCATTCAATATCAACCAATGGGGAGTTTGACATGAAGATTTTCTATATGGGATTGGAATCATATGAATCACGATATACATTGCAACTAACTAAGTGGGCAACTACCACTATGGATCGTCGTGGTGTTGAATATGTGATTGTTCCCGGCAAGACCATTGATAACAGTCAGGCAATTTCTGTGGGACAGGTTCTTGATGCACATGGAAGAAGTTATTTCGCTATGTCACAAATGATGAATCTTGTGCAGATGATGAAAGATGGGACAGTCACCGGTGAAGATGCCATCTTTTTTGAAGATATGTTTCAACCCGGCATTGAATCGCTTCCTTACATCATGAATCAAATCCCTGAAAAGGATCGACCGAAGGTGTGGGTACGTTGTCTTGCACAAAGCATTGATCCTGATGACTTTGTTCATGTGTGGGGTATGGCACCTTGGATGAGTAAGTATGAACACATGGTGAATGATTTTGTTACGGGTGTTCTTGCGTCAAATGAAGAAATGGTGGCACATATGAAGATTGCAGGTTGGACAGCACCTCTCTACAACATTTCAGGCTTGACGTTTGACCGTGATGAGGTGAGAAGTCGAGTATCGCATATTCCAGAATTCTCATCTAGAAAGATGCGTGTTGTATTTGCTGCTCGGTTTGACCAAGAAAAGCAACCCAACTTCTTCATGGATATTGCTGAACAAGTTGCAGAAACATATAACATTGAATTTGCCATAGTATCGGGCGGTCCATTACGGAGTAACAATCCGGTATATTTGGAACGTGCTCGTAAATTAGAAAAGAGTGGTCTTTTAAAGATTTATGATAATCTTTCTAAGAATGAGTATTATGAGATTGTTGCCAATAGTCGTGTATTGTTTAATTGTGCATTACAAGATTGGGTAAGTAACACGGTGTCTGAGGCAGATGCACTTGAATGTAATGTGTTGTATCCTGCCTATCGGTCATTCCCAGAAACGTTTGCCAATGATGCTGAACGTTTATATGTACCTTGGTCACAACAAGATGCCATTAACAAGTTGTTCAGGCACTTGAATGAACCTCATAGAAACATGGGAAAGATTTCAGCTTGGACATCACAGACAATGGATAGAATTCTAGATGTGATGTTGGGTCAAGGTGAAGCATGGCGCCGGGATGATAATCGTTATCGTGACTACACTTCTACAAACAAATACTGAGGAGATGACAATGAAATTCTATTCAACGAAAACATTTGGTAATGAGCGTGGTTTGAGCTGTGCATTTCGTCAATGGCGAGCAAAATCACATTGCAATCAAATTCATGGTTATAGTTTAGGATTTCGTTTCATCTTTGAGGCAGATGTCCTAGATGAAAGAAACTGGGTATATGACTTTGGTGATACCAAGTGGATTAAGGAATACTTAGATGTTGCCTTTGACCACACAACGGCAGTTGCCAAGGATGATCCTTTGCTTCCCTTGTTCAAACAAATGGATAAGGAAGGCGGATGCACATTGCGTATTTTTGATAGTGTTGGATGTGAAGCATTTGCTCATATGGTATATGTTGACATTGCCCCCGGTGTTGTACACAAGACGAACGGGCGAGTTCGCCTTAAGAGTGTGGAAGTATTTGAACATGGGAGCAACTCTGCCCTGTACGAGGGATAAATGAAAGTTGCCATAATCACAGATACACATTTTGGTGCGCGAAATGATTCACAGCATTTCGACGCCTATTTCCGAAAATTTTATGATGAAGTATTTTTCCCATATCTAGATGAAACGGGAATCAAAACTCTTTTGCATTTAGGGGATGTATTCGATAGAAGAAAGTACATCAACTTCAATACACTACGTTCATGTAAGGAATATTTTTTCGAGCAACTAAAGATACGTGGTATTGACATGAAGGTGATTCCTGGCAATCATGATACATATTATAAGAATACAAATGAAGTGAATAGTTTAGATTTATTGTTACGGGAATATCATAACATTGAAATCATTGAAGACCCAACCATCACACAATTAGATGGTCGCACAGTATCTTTTATTCCTTGGATGTGTGCAGAGAACTATGATGCCTGTATGAAAGTCATTCAACAACCTGCTGAGTTATGTTTTGGGCATTTTGAAATTGCCGGATTTGATATGTTTCGTGGGGCAAAGAATGATGGAGGTATGGATAGACAGGTTCTGAAAAACTATTCAATGGTACTCACAGGACATTTCCATCATCGTAGCACTGATGACAATGTATATTACTTAGGAAGTCCCTATGGGTTCACATGGAGTGACTATGATGATAAACGAGGATTCCATGTATTGGATTTAGATACATTGGACCTACAATTAATAGAAAATCCATTTGAAATTTTTCATAAGATTTATTATGATGACCGCGAGAAAACCATTGATGCATCCAAGTATGCAAAGGCATGTGTGAAATTGATTGTTGTCCATAAAAATGATTATCAAAAATTTGACAAACTGCTTGATGCGTTGTATATTAATGAAGTGATTGAATTAACTATCCACGAAGATTTTTCAGAATTTGAGTCTGAGGCATTGGATAGTGAGACGGTGAATATTGAAGATACAATGACACTTCTTTCTGAATATGTTGATTCCGTTGAATCAGCCAAAGACAAGAATAAATTGAAAACGTTGCTGAAAACCTTATACGTTGAGGCACAGAATCTTGAACTATGATACATTTTAAAACCGTTCGATGGAAAAACTTTCTCTCAACAGGGAATGCATTTACTGAAATAGAACTTAATAGACGCCCCACAACTCTTGTTGTGGGTGAGAATGGTAGTGGCAAAAGTACGATGCTTGATGCCATTTGTTTTGCTTTGTTTGGTAAACCTTATCGTAACATTAATAAGCCACAACTTGTCAACACCATTAATGGCAAGCATTGTTTGGTTGAGATTGAATTTTCTATTGGCGGGAAAAACTATAAAATCAATCGAGGTATCAAGCCTGGTATTTTTGAAATCTGGGTGAATGGTACACTTCTCAATCAAGATGCTGCATCACGGGACTATCAGAAATATCTTGAAGATAACATTTTGAAATTGAATTTTAAATCATTCACACAAATTGTTATTCTGGGTTCAGCATCATTTACTCCCTTCATGCAATTGCCCGCGGCATCTCGGCGTGAGGTGATTGAAGATATTTTGGATATCAAGATATTCACATCCATGAATATTGTGTTGAAGGATAAAATCACAGAGTTGAAGAATAAATTACATGATGTCGAAGGAAAAATTTCTGTGGCGAAGTCAAAGGCTGAAATTCAACAAGAGTATATCAAAACGTTGGAACAAGACCGTGATGCACGAATAGAAGAATTGAACGCTAAGATTCAGGAGGCACTACATGAAATTTCTGAAAAACGTATTTTATGCGATGGTATTGATGCTCGAAGAAATGATTATCTTAATAGCATTGGGGACCTATCTAGTATCACAGAAAATCTCCGAGAAGCTGTTCAACAAATCAATGAATATGAAGTAGGTTCAACAAAACTGGAAAAAGAAATTTCATTCTATCATAACAATGATACATGCCCCAAGTGTAAGCAGGGTATCGGACATGATTTCAAGAATGAAGTAATTCAAGAACATCAAGGCGAACTCTCACAGATTCATGCACACATCAATGCCATTGAGAACACTAAGAAGGAGTTGGAAGTTCGCTTAAAAGAAATTGGTAACGTCAATAAAGAAATTTCAAAGCTCACTGATGAAGTGAACACCATTAAGAATGAAATTAATTCAAGTGAACGATTCATTCAACGTCTAGAGTTGGAAAAGGCGGATGTCTCACAGAAAGTTGGAAACATTGAAGTAGAAAAAATGAAGTTGAAAGATTTGGCAAAAGACACCATGGCGATTGTCAAAGACCGATTAGAACTCAATGAACAATCTGATTATTATGACATCGCCTCAGTCTTATTGAAAGACTCAGGTATTAAAACAAAAATTATTCGTCAATATTTACCTGCGATAAATAAACTTGTGAATAAGTTCTTAACGTCTATGGACTTCTTCGTACAGTTTACTTTAGATGAGAAATTTGATGAAGTTATTAAATCGCGCTATCGGGATGATTTTAGTTATGAAAGCTTTAGTGAAGGCGAGAAACAAAGAATTGACTTGGCGCTTCTTTTTACGTGGCGTACAATCGCCAAGCTCAAGAATTCTGCTAGTACTAATCTCCTTATTCTTGATGAAGTATTTGATAGCAGTTTAGATACAACTGCAACCGAATATGTCATGCAACTATTAAACACGTTGGGTGATGGGACAAATGTATGGGTCATCTCTCATAAAGGCGACCAATTGTTTGATAAGTTCACGCATGTCGTGAAATTTACAAAGAAACAAAACTTTTCTGTTATTGTATAACGAGGACCTATGACTTTGAAACTTGAAGATTTGCAATTAATTCATTTTGCTGACCCACGTATGACCACAAAGCCCCCTGAGTTTGATTTCCAGAAGGATGGCGATATTGCAGAGGAGTTGGCAACGATACTCCATAAGCGAATGTTACAGTTGGGAGGATTAGGATTATCAGCCAATCAAGTGGGCTTACCTTATCGTGTGTTTGTTTTTGGTAATGCCGAACAGCGATATGCCTTATTCAATCCCATTGTGATTGGTGTAAGTAGAGAACAGACCACAATGGAAGAAGGATGTCTGTCATTCCCAGGATTCATGCTGACATTACAGCGCCCATCTGAAGTTACCGTGGAATATCAAGATGTGTCTGGTACAACTCAACGCATGTCATTTAAGAATATTGCTGCCCGTGTGGTGTTACATGAATATGACCACATGGAAGGATTAAACTTCACACATCATGCATCAAACTTTAAGTTGCGTTGGGAACTAAATAAATTAAAGAAAAAGAACAAGAAACTTCAACGCAGGATGAAACATGGCAAGTAATGATTTTGATTTTGGCTTTACATTCACAGACGATGAATTTTCTTCATCCTCCACATCGTCAGGCACACCTCAACCTGCCATTGTTGACCCAGAATTTAAAGATGAACTTTTTCTAAAGATTCAAAAATTAGAGCAACAAATTGAAGCTCTAACTGAAGGTGATACAAATGATTTGATTGAACAGCATAAACAATTACTAACAAAAGAAATACGTGGCAAGTTACAAGAAGTTGAACAATTGATCCTCCCGCTTCTTTACAATCTGCAAAAGAATCCTGACAAGGAATATATTCATTGGCCGAATCGTAAAGACATTATTCAAAAACAAATTGAACGTATTCAACAGGTGACGAGACATTATGGACAAGACTGAAATTATGGCAGGTAATAACATTACCGCTTTTACCGACCGCCCTATCTCAAAGGTGCACAAATTCTATTTGTCGGGAGATATTAAATCACCCGCTGAATATGTACAATGGTTTGAAACCATTAGAAATTCAAGTGAGAACGATGTGATTGTAGTTCACATTAATAGTTATGGTGGCGACTTATTTACGGCAATTCAATTTATGCGTGTATTTGCTGAATCAAAGGCAAATGTTGTGGCATCAGTTGAAGGTGCATGTATGAGTGCTGCTACAATCATTTTCCTTTCTGCCAAGCATTGGGAGATTAGTAATCATTCCATGTTCATGTTTCATAACTATACCAGCGCAACCATTGGCAAGGGCGGCGAAATGTATGACAACATAATTCATGAACGCAAGTGGAGTGAAAAACTTTGGCAGGATATCTACAGTGGGTTTTTAACAGCAAATGAAATTAAATCAATTCTTGATAGCAAAGATATTTGGATGTCAGGTGAAGAGGTTTCGAAGCGGTTACAAGAAAAATTTGCACCGAAATCTCTGAGAACGCCTAAGAAAACCCCTAAAAAAGTCACGAAAACAGTAAAAACCAAGAAGAAATAAGTCTCGTAAGTGCTTATTTTTCAATAACTTACGTCAGGGCTTGACAAACGGCTTATCGGGTGCTAGATTACTAGTATCCGATAAGCCTTCGTGACCTTCAAAGAGGTATACTATGTCGAACGTCCTAGACAACACAAAGTCAACCCTAGGCAAGCTCCTAGCGGCAGAAAATATTCGCATCGAGCATCGGCAGGTTCGAGGCCCCAGCTTCGATGTTAAGAACCGAGTTCTGGTTCTCCCCATCTGGAAGGAAATTGACGCTGACCTGTATGACCTCATGATTGGTCATGAGGTTGGTCATGCTCTCTACACACCTACCGATGGTTGGATGGATCGGGTACAGGAGCACGGAAAGAATTTCAAGGGTATTCTTAATGTTGTTGAGGATGCTCGTATTGAAAAGCTCATGAAGCGTAAGTTTCCGGGTCTGCGGAAGCCCATGTATAATGGATACACCCAGCTTGTGGAGCGCGGGTTCTTCGGTGTCGGTCTGGATGATATGAAGCATCTCCCGTTTGCTGACCGTGTGAACGTGCATTTCAAGCTCGGTCCTCGCGCAGGTATTACATTTACGGATGCTGAGCAAAATCTTGTTTCTCGTATTGAGAATGCCGAGACATGGGATGAGGTGATGTCCTTGTCTGAGGAGCTGTTTGCGGCAGCGGATGGGGAGTTCAATGATATTTCCGATGACATTTTCGACAACCTCGATGCTCTGTCTGACGCCATTGACAACATGGATGAAGGCGGCGAGGGCGAGGGCACGGGCGAAGGGTATGGTGAATATTCCAGCGATACTCCAGGTAGTGGCAAGACGCTGCAGGATGTTATAGACCAGCTTCGCGCCGCAGGTAAGGATAATGCTGCCGACAAGCTGGAACGCATGTCCAAGAGCAATGCCTATCGTAGGATGATGACGGAATGGGCTGAGAATCAGGAAATGGGATCCATCACTGACGAGGCTCTTGAGGCTAATCAGGAAAAGCTCATTGATGAGGATGCCTATCCTAATACATATATTTTCTGGCCTGAATTGAATCACAAGGATTATGTAATCCCTGCCCGTGTGGTGCATCAGCAGATGCGGTCTGAATACAAGCCGGAATATTTGGCGAAGGAGAATGACCTATACAACACCTTCATGAGCACCAATCGTAATTACATTAAGTATTTGGTTAAGGAGTTTGAGCTAAAGCGAAATGCCAAGCAGTTCGCCAAGGCGCGTGTTAGCAAGACGGGTAAGCTGAACACGGAAAAACTTTGGCGCTATCAGATTTCAGAGGATCTGTTCCTACAGTCAACCGAAATTCCCAATGGGAAGAATCATGGAATGCTTATGGTTATTGATTTGTCAAGTTCCATGACTGAAAACATGGCAGGTACCATTGAGCAAATCATTAATCTTTCCATGTTTTGCCGAAAGGTGAATATCCCCTTCGATGTGTATGGGTTCATTGACACCTCAGCTGAAAAGGATTTCATGTTGTCGGGTATTACACGCTCTGAGAGCAAGCATCCAATTTTCGGTACGATGTATCGCACATGTCCTAACGACAATCGTGACCGATCCATTCAAATTAACAATGTTGATTTTCGCTTGAAGCAGTTGCTCCATTATAACATGGGTGCTGCAGAATTTAACGTGTCGGTGAAAAATCTTCTTCTCTTGGCTAACGCCTATAAGCGTTCGGCAAACTATTACTATTATTCTTCAAGCTCCCACCATGTCCCCCCTTCGATGCATTTGGGTGGGACTCCATTGAACGACGCTGTTTTGGTTCTTCGCTCGCTTGCTGAGGAATTCAAGAAAAACACCCGTGTGGAAATTCTAAACACGGTACTGCTTACTGACGGTGAAGCATCATATGGATTGGCGTTCAAGGATGGTGAGCAGATGGGTAACGCCGGTGGAATGTACCGGGGTCGGATTGTGATTGAGGATCGCAAGACAAAGAAGCAGGTCATGGTGTCGAAGTGTGGTAACATCACGTTGGCACTTCTTGAAATGTATCGGCAGCATACAGGTTCGCGGGTGGTGGGTTTCTATCTGATGTCAGGTCGCAACTATCGCAGTCAGGTGATGGGAACCTTGACGCGAAATAATCCTGAATTCAATCAGGAAGTGTTCGATAAGCAGTATGCCGATGAATTCGCAAAGTACAAGTATTTCGGTATGAAGCTCGCCGGGTATGATGTATACTACATGGTGCCAGGTGATGAACTAGAAGTTGAAGATGTGGATATGGATACAGTCCTCAAGAGCTACAAGGATGGCTCAAAGAAGGGGTCTCTGCTCAAGGCATTTAAGAAAATGCAAAATACGAAAATGATTTCGCGTGTATTCTTAAATAGGTTCATTGAACAGATGGCGTAATACTGTGAAGCCCTACGTAAGTTGTTGAAAAATAAGCACTTACGTAGGGCTTGACAGACGAGAGAAATGGTGTTATATTTATAGTATAATCTGAGATGTACACTTCATCATTCAAGCACACAGGAGTAAACATGACCCGACTCATTGATGCCCTTCGCGCTACTGGTAAGACCGAGTTTTCTCGTCCTGATGTTCTCACGGTCGCCCGTGAGGTGGGTGAAAGTCCCAATGTGTTTTTGAATGACCCAGCATACAAGGTTCGGCGCGGCGTCTATGCCATCACGCCTACAAGCACTTCAAATTATACGCCTATTCAGGCAGAGGCACCTATTGTGAGTAATGCATCTACAATGTATCTATCGCAGCCGAAGCTCAAGATTGAGGTGGACAACCTTGTACCAAACAAGGATAGCACCTATGTACCTTTCGGGTTTCATAAGGATCTCATGACCATCCTCGCCTCCAAGCAATTCTATCCCGTGTTCATTACAGGATTGTCTGGTAATGGTAAGACCACCATGGTGGAGCAGGTGTGTGCCGCATTGAAGCGTGAGTGTATCCGTGTCAACGTCACCATTGAAACTGACGAGGATGACCTCATTGGAGGCAATACTCTTGTGGATGGCAACGTGGTGTATCGTGAAGGTCCCGTGACCATTGGGATGAAGCGCGGCGCTGTGGTCATTCTGGACGAGAGCGACCGCGGCAGTAACAAGCTGATGTGCCTACAGGCAATCCTTGAAGGAAAGCCGTATTTCAATAAAAAGACGGGCGAGATTATTCACCCTGCCCCAGGTTTCAATATCGTGGCAACGGGTAACACCAAGGGTCAGGGTTCTGACGATGGTAAGTACATGTCCGCACAGATTCTGGACGATGCACTCCTCGAGCGTTTCGCTGTGACCATCGAACAGGAGTATCCTAACTCCCGGGTGGAGAAGAAGATTATCATGAAGAAGATGGAGCGTGTGGAAAAGGTGGATGAGGATTTTGCCGACAAGCTGGTGGCATGGGCAGAAATCATTCGTAAGACGTTCATGGAGGGTGCTGTGGATGAACTCATCTCCACGCGGCGTCTGGAGCATATCGTGAACGCCTACGCTATGTTTGGTGACCGTCTCAAGGCAATCAATCTCTGTATTGCTCGATTCAATTCTGAGACCAAGGCGAGCTTTCTCGACCTCTATACAAAGGTGGATGCAGGTGTCACGATGACCCCAGCCGAACAGGCTGAGGGGTATCCCGATGACATTCCCTTCTAATAGGTGATATATGGAAAACCCAATGGTGAATTATTCTAAAATCATCGCTGAAACAAATAGTAAAATGTATAATGTTCGGGATGAATATAAGAATAATAGTGTTGAAGAAAACATTGCCATTTGCAATAAGGAACACTTGAAGTTCTCGG